TCCAGCAGATCATCCTCACTCTCTGCCAGCTTCTCTCCGGACTTGTACTTATGGAATCCGCGGCTGTCTATGATGACCTCAGCCATGTGTATGGCTATGAGCAGCGCTTCATTATTCTCTGCATTGAACATAGGCAGCAGGTGCTTTGCTCCCTTGAATCCGTCATTCAGGATAGTGTACTTCTCGGTATGTTTCATCGGCTTACCTATGAACTTCTGCTCCACATGCCAGCCGTTCTTATTGAACTGTTCCACTATCACACTACGGAAGTCATCATTACTGACTGCATAGTTACTGCCCAGAGCAGTAGAGTCATAGTAGAAGATAACCGTTTTCATCAGGTGTGCCCTGTAGTAATGGCAGAAGTCATCCACCAGCTCACGCAGCTTACGCTCATACTTAACAAAGAAGCTCTTGATGATCTTGAGCGTACTGCCGTCACGCTGTGCTGCCACCAGCCAGTTGATATTGGCGTTATAGTCAAAGGCCACAGAGATAGGTGCCTTCAGATCCACGTCACCATCAGTCAGGCATCCGTAATCCTTGGCCGTGAAATCATAGCCGTCTGCCTCCAGCGGCGTATTGTTATTGGAGATGTAGGTATGAATGTTATCACGGAAATTGGGATAGAAGCCATCCTTAATCTTCTCTATGCGTTTGCTCAGGATAGATGTCTGGAACACCAGAGGAGGAAGGTCACGTTTCATCTGACGGATATAGTTGAGACCTACCACATCCACATTCTCAAAGGTAGACCATTCACGGTAGAGTACCGCATACCGGCGCAGGCCATTGATGAGCTTATCCAGCTCAGCCAGACGTTCCTGCTTCAGATCACTATCCTCCTGGAGCGCCACATCCCAGCGCTCGGCCAGCAGTCCCTTGATGGTATCCACCACTTCCGGTGTGGCCTTCTCTCGGTAATTCAGCAGCCAGCGTGCAGACTTGAGTACCGGCATATCACTGACGAACAGCATACCATGATGCCAGGGACAGTCAGAGAAATAGCGCCTGGTACCGCCATTGGCAGGGAAGGTCTCATCCTTGAGCTTATCAAAGTTAAGGCCCTTGGCCTCATCACCTATGATCCAGTCAAAGGTAGCCGAGTTGGATGACATCTTCACATCCTGGCTCACTATCAGCATCTGGGCACCGTTATAAAACGATACCACATCATCAAAGTTATTCAGCGGAATGATAGGCTGCCGGTATCCCAGCTTCTGGGGAGGCCGCTTACCTATGACATAGTGGATATCACGGATCCAGCCGAACTCAGCCAGGCCGGAGAGAGCTGCAGGCAGTGTACGTGTATGAGCCTGCTTATAAGAGCTGGCCACGAAGCATCCTGTGGATCCTGGCATGAACATCACATTACGCATGATGCGCTGTGATACTATGCCGAATGACTTACCGAAACGGCGGCCACAGATGTCTATCTCCGTATGTGCAGCTATGGCCAGTGCCTCCTGCTGGGCACGGTTCAGATATTTCTTAGTCTGTTCCATCTGCGTCAATCTCCTCAGCGTATTGTTTGAGCAGACGCATGGCCTTGGTCTTTACATCCGGCTCCGGTGTGATACCAATTACTGTAGGATCAACTGAGAAGGAGTAATCCTTAGGAACTATCTCCTCAAACGGATAATCCTCTCCCTCCGGAACATCCAGCTGGTTTGCCTTGACTATGCCATCGGCTATCTTGGTAAGAGCTTTGGCTTTTGAATCATTACCTGCTATGGCAGCAGCAGCCGCCATCTCATACAGGTAGTTACTGCGGTACCGCATAAATTCCTTATTGGCTTTGGGAGCGTTACCCAGCAGCAGCTTCACCAGATACAGGTCACGGTATGCCTGCATCTTATTCTGTCCCTGAGTGGTCATGATATAATCACGAACCCTCAGATCCGTAAGCATCGGATGATCCAGCCAGTAGGCATAGATATCCTTGAGGCGTTTCAGGTGTTCCCTGTCACGGTCACACAGCTCGGCCTGCTTGGACTCATCCTCCATGGCGGCGGCCAGCATGTCTACCTTATCCTCAGACAGTCTCTTGTTATTAGCCATGTAATCCCAGTTCCTCCTCCTGTTGTTTTATTGATTTACTTTCTAAGATCCGGATGGCCCAGGCATTACCGCCCTCAGCCAGTTTCTGTAACTTCTCCCTGTACTTGCGTTCCGCTTCCAGCTTACCTCTGGTATACGCCTTGGCCAGCTCATCCTCCGGATCATTCACTCTGCGGCGGAACTCCTCCACCGGCATATCCAGCATAAGTGCAATCTCTGATATGGTAAAACGCATACCGGCATCATCCTGGATCTTCTGTAACTGCGTCTCTGACAGCGGCGTTTTTGATTTATTCATGGAACAAAAATACCCAGGATAACCTGGGTACTTGGGACATACGTCCATTCACATTGGGCAAAAGTGAGTATTAACCAACTAAATTAGGTCATATTTCTTGAGCTGTGAGAGTATCTTATCACCCAGAACTTCTCCGGAATCCTGCAGCGCCTTGGCACGTGTACGCACGGTATCACGCTGCAGCGGAGTGAGGCTGTCTGCCTTCTTGAGCATCTTGGTGATGTATGCTCTGTATGAACTTACATTGAAGCTCTTCTCACTCTTATTCTTCTCCTGTTCCAGGAGCCATGCATCAATCTGCTTCCACCCCTGCTCTATCTTATGCTGTGATATCAGCAGGCGCTCACGCAGTGAGGCACGGTCCGCATCGGTCTTAGCCATCTTCAGCTTCTCATGATAGGCACGGCGCAGCTTATACTCCTCCGTGATATCATCATAGACCTTCTGCATCTCCTCACTCAGGTCTGCACGTCTGGTACGGCGCTCATCAAAAGTCTTGAATGAGATCTGCGGCCCTGGGCCGGTCACCGGTACTCCCAAACGAACATTACCAGGAGTATTATAGCGAGTATTCATAACCGATGCCTGAGGATTGACAGGCAGGTTCTGCTTCTCCAGTTTTGCAAGCTCGTATAGGAGCCGTTCCATGTCCTTCTTGCGTCCTATCCAGCTCATCATTGACTGGTTCCGAGAATAACGACAAAACAAGCTGAATCCGGCATCGAAATCCGGATTCGGCTTGTTCAGATATTCTCTTATCTCCTCGTTCATGCGGCAGGAGTAAACGTATCTGTGGCACAGTCCAGAGAACCGTCAGCAGTTACGATCACACCCTGGTAGATAGGCAGCGGAGTAACATCCGGAGCGGTTATCTCAATGGTGCAACCCTTAGCTGAACCGGCAGCATCACCGGTATCACCGGCAGGCTGAGTCACAGTACGATAATCCTTAGAGCCGATGACATGGTAACGGCCTGCAGACTTAACTACATAAACGAAGTCACCATTCATGGCGGCCTTGCTGAAACCGAGAGCCTCTGCGGTCAGATCAGGGAAGCTGAGAGTCAACTTGTTGTTGACCATCATGCAGTCTGTCTCACCTATGGTCTCGAAGGTAGCTTTACCTTTACCCTGAGTAGAGTAGATCTTATCCCACTTCTTTCCGGATGCCAGTGTGAAATCACCTACCATCTTGGAAAGAGAGTCACCACTACCGGAGCCAGAACCGTTAGGATCATCATTCACTGTAGGCCAGCTGGTGATATCCTTCTTGGCTACGCGGTAAACGGTAACACCAATCCCAGAAGGATTGATGCCACCGATATTGAAATCAAGATTACCAAGATTCATAAACTATAACTTTAGAGGTTAACCTTCACCGTTACCAGAACCAGAACCTGAACCTGAGCCACTGCCACCAGGCATCTGAGCAATCATCAGGAAGCGAGGATCAATTGACTCGAACTGAACACCCCAGTAGAGGCACATGAAGAACTGAACAGCCTTAGGATTGTCGCACTCGCGGATCTTGGCACGCTCAGTGTCACTCATCTGGTCACAGCCTACCAGCATATTCTTTTTAGTTGAGAATATGATGTAATTTGTGTTCTTGAGGCCAGGAAGAGCAACCAGCTCTACGCTCTCATCGAAGTGAAGCAGGTTCTTGTTATAAGCGGTATTGTAAGCCAC